CATTCCGGTACTATCCTACCGTTAAAAATGACTTGTGTTACGTTGTTACACTTTTTTACCTAAACTAATAATAAGAGAAAAAACAGTATTTATAAAAGTTTTAGAATTGGTAAAAAAACGTAACAGTGTAACAAGTGAATTTATCTCTTGAAAGGAGATTAACCTGTGGACTTTTATCAAGCTAAAGAAAGAAGTACAAAAGGTGGCATTACTGAAGTGTATCCTGACTTTAGAGTTTGCCGTTCCAAAGACCTTATGGTTAGAGGAAAAAGTTTCTATGCTATATGGGATGATGACAAACAACTATGGTCTACAGATGAATATGATGTTCAACGTCTTGTTGATGCCGAACTTATTGAATATCGAGACAAATTAGTGAGTAACTCAAACGATGTGGTTAAAGTTAAGTTAATGAGCGAGTTCTCAACAAATAGTTGGTCTCAATATAGAAACTACTTGGCTCATATTTCTGACAGTTCTCATCAGTTAGATGCTAATCTCGTATTTGCTAATACCGAGGTGAAGAAGAAAGACTATGTCAGTAAGCGTTTACCATATTCTCTTGAGGAAGGGAAATGCGACGCATATGACGAAATAATAAGTACTTTATATGATACCGAAGAAAGAGCAAAATTAGAATGGGCAATAGGTGCTATCGTTGCTGGAGATGGTAAAGATATTCAAAAGTTCTTAGTATTGTATGGCAAAGGTGGATCTGGTAAATCAACAATGCTTAATATCATACAAAAACTATTTATTGGCTATTATACAACATTCGATGCCAAAGCCTTAACATCGTCTACTAGTTCTTTCTCTACCGAAGTATTTAAAGACAATCCATTAATTGCTATTCAACATGATGGTGATCTATCGAAGATTGAAGATAATACAAAACTAAATTCGATCGTCTCTCATGAAGAAATGACAATGAATGAGAAATACAAACCAAGTTATACTGCACGAGCTAACTGTTTCTTATTTATGGCAACTAACAAGCCAGTAAGAATTACAGATGCAAAGTCTGGTATAATTAGGCGTTTGATTGATGTTAGGCCTTCAGGTAGAAGACTGCCAACAAAAAAATATGACGCTTTGATGTCTCGTGTAGAATTTGAGTTAGGTGCAATTGCCTTTAAGTGTTTAAATGTTTATCGCAATATGGGAAAGAATTATTACTCAAATTATAGGCCATTAGATATGATTTTACAAACTGATGTGTTCTATAACTTTGTTGAGAGTAACTATCTTGTGTTTGCTGATCAAACAGGAGTTAGTTTATCTCAAGCATATGAAATGTATAAGACCTATTGCGATGAATCAGAACTTGAATTTAAATTGCCTCGGCACAAATTCAGAGATGAGTTTAAGAACTACTTTGAGAATTTTTCAGAAATGACTCGTCTTGATGGGAAACAAGTTAGAAGTTATTATTCAGGTTTTATAACTTCCAAATTTACATCAGGAGAAAAAGTTGAGGCAGTAGAGGAGCATTCTAGTTGGTTAGTTCTGGATAACACAAAATCCATATTTGATGAACTAGCAGAATCATATCCTGCTCAATATGCCACGTCAAAAGAAACGCCTTACAAAAAATGGAATGATGTTACTACTAAACTTTCAGATATTGATACTTCAAAACTTCATTATGTTTTACTTCCAATAAATCATATAGTGATTGATTTTGATATAAAAGATGATAAAGGAGAGAAGTCACTAGAACTTAATATTGAAGCAGCTAGTAAATGGCCGCCAACCTATGCTGAATATAGCAAAAGTAAAAGTGGTTTGCATCTTCATTATTTCTATGGTGATGATTCTGATAAACTTAGTTCTTTATACTCAGAGGGGATTGAGGTTAAAGTATTTAGAATTGGAGATGTTGGTCCAAGTTCTCTTCGACGTAAGTTGAGTTTTTGTAATAACTTTCCAGTTAGTACTATAAGTACTGGCTTACCTCTAAAAGGAGAAAAGGTGATAAATTTTGATGCAGTAAAGAGTGAAAAAGCACTTCGAGAATTAATACTTAGGAATCTTAACAAAGAAATACATTCAGGAACAAAACCAAGCATAGATTTCATAAGTAAGATTTTACATGATGCTTATGACTCTGGGTTGGCTTTTGATATTTCTGATTTAAGACCTAAGATATTAGCATTTGCCAATAATAGTACACATCAATCAAGCTATTGTGTTAAGCTAGTTAGTCAAATGCCTTTTCAATCAAATGAGTCAAGTAAACCTCCAACAGAGTATAAAGAAGACACCTTAGTCTTTTTTGATGTTGAGGTATTTCCTAATCTCTTCTTGGTAAATTGGAAATATGCTGGTGAAAAAAACAAATGTGTTCGTATGATTAATCCTTCGGCTACCGACATAGAAGAATTACTTAAGTTAAAATTAGTAGGTTTTAATTGTCGTCGCTATGATAATCATATTCTTTATGGTCGTTATATAGGTTATAATAATGATCAGTTATATACGCTTAGTCAGCGAATAATCGGAGAAAGTAAGAATGCATTGTTTGGAGAAGCATATAATATTTCCTATACAGATATTTATGATTTCTCATCCAAGAAGCAGAGTCTTAAGAAATTTCAAATAGAATTGGGCATACATCATCAAGAACTTGGTCTTCCATGGGACCAACCTGTACCTGAGGAAAAATGGCATCTCGTTGCTGAGTATTGTGATAATGATGTTACTTCCACTGAAGCCGTATTTGAAGATCGAAAAGAAGATTTTATAGCAAGACAAATACTAGCCGAGTTAAGTGGACTTACGGTTAATGATACTACACAAATGCACACAGCAAAGATTCTATTCGGTAATGATCCTCGTCCTCAAGAAAAATTCTTATATACTGATCTTAGTATAATGTTTCCCGGTTATACTTATGATGGTGGTAAGAGTAGTTACCGTGGAGAAGATCCCGGAGAAGGTGGTTATGTTTATGCTGAAACAGGAGTCTACGAAAATGTTGCTCTTTTGGATGTTGCGTCGATGCATCCCACTTCAATTGAGATGCTTGATCTTTTTGGGCCATATACTAAAATTTACTCTGAAATTAAACTGGCCAGAATTGCTATCAAGCATAAGGATTATGATTCAGCAAAACAAATGCTCGGTGGAATACTCGCGAAATATCTAGATTCTTCGGAGGAAACAGAATCTTTAGCATATGCCTTAAAGATTATTCTTAATATTGTTTATGGCTTGACGTCGGCCAAATTTCAAAATAAATTTAGAGATCCTCGCAATGTGGATAATATTGTTGCTAAGCGTGGGGCTTTATTTATGATTGATCTCAAACATGCAGTCCAAGATAAGGGTTTTAGACCCATCCATATCAAGACTGATTCTATCAAGATACCAAATGCAACACCTGATATAATCGATTTTGTAATGAAATTTGGAAAACAATATGGGTACACTTTTGAACACGAGGCAACGTATGATCATTTTTGTTTAGTAAATGATGCTGTTTATGTTGCTCGTCGTAAAACATTTGATCATCCAGAAGATGAATGGACTGCTACTGGTGCACAATTTGCTCAACCATATATATTCAAAACCCTCTTCAGTAAAGAAGCAATAGTGTTTTCTGATCTTTGTGAAACTCGTGCAGTTAGTACTGCCTTATATTTGGATATGAATGAAAATCTTGGTCCTGAAGAACATGATTATCATTTCATTGGTAAAGCAGGTCTATTCTGTCCAATAAAAGCTGGATGTGGTGGAGGAGTTCTTCTAAGAGAAAAAGAAGGTAAGTATAATGCGGCATCAGGCAGCAAAGGTTATCGATGGTTAGAAGCAGAAGTAGTTAAAGATCTTGGCAAAGAAAAAGATATAGATATTAATTACTATCGCGAACTAGTCGATGAAGCAATAAAAGATATATCTAAGTTTGTGGACTTTGAATGGTTCACTTCTGATTAACTAATCTTGAAAGGATTAAAAATGGATAAAAATTTTACGGTTAAAAATGCAAAAATTGCTTTTAGAAATTTTTCTGGAAAAGAGGGAAAATTCAATCCCGCTGGTAGACGCAATTTCTGTTTACTTTTAGATGCAGATTTTGCAAAGGTTCTTGTTGAAGATGGTTGGAATGTTAAAACCCTTACGCCAAGAGATCCTGCGGATAGCCCTCAAGATTATCTTCAGGTTTCTGTAAGTTATGCAAATCCACAGTTCATCCCAAAAATGGTGATGATAACTTCTGGTGGAAAAACAATGTTAGAAGAAGATACAATTAGTCTTTTAGATTGGGCAGAGATTGAAAATATAGATCTTGTCATTCGTCCTTATAATTGGGATGTTAACAAAAAGAAAGGCGTAAAAGCCTACGTTAAATCGATGTATATTAGTCTTATTGAAGATGAATTAGAAAAGAAGTATCGAGATGTTCCCGATTCTGCTTCCTCTTCAGAAGAAATAGATGTCGATTAAGTTATTTGAACACCAGCAAACAGCTGTCAACCAGTTAAAGACCGGCTCCATCCTTTGCGGTGGGGTCGGTTCTGGGAAAACATTAACTTCAATATCTTACTATTATACTAAAGAATGTGGTGGAAAGATAGAAGATGGAGATGTTGCTTGCCCAATGGCAAAGCCAAAAGATCTCTATATAATCACAACAGCTGCAAAAAGAGACACCCTCGATTGGGAACGCGAGGCCGCTTTCTTTTGTTTATCTACAAATAGAGAGGCTAGCATTTGCGGTGTTTTAGTTACAGTCGATTCTTGGAATAATATAGGAAAGTATGTAAAGGTAAAAGATGCTTTCTTTATATTTGATGAACAAAGAGTAATTGGGTCAGGCTCTTGGGTTAAATCGTTTCTTAAAATAACCAAGAGTAACAACTGGATAATACTTAGTGCTACACCAGGCGATACTTGGATGGATTATGTTCCAGCATTTATTGCTAACGGCTTCTATAAAAATCGTACTGAGTTTTTGAGAACACATGTGGTCTATAATAACTTTTCTAAATTTCCAAAGGTTGACCATTATGTGGAACGTCGAATACTGGAAGAACACAAACAAGCAATAACAGTAATGATGTCTTACGAAAAGAAGACTGTTGCTCATTATGAAAATATCATAGTAGGATATGATAAGGAAAAGTTTGATAAGGTATGGATAAAAAAATGGAATGTATTTGAAGATAAACCAATTAAACATATCGGACAGTATTGTTACTTAGCTCGAAAAGTAGTTAATTCTGATTCTGATAGATTGGTGAGGGTTAAAGATTTAACAATGATGCATCGAAGAGTAATTGTATTTTATAATTTCGATTATGAATTGTATGATCTTCGACTTTTGAATACTACATTTAATGTGGCTGAATATAATGGCCATAAACATGAAGCAATTCCAACAACTGAATCCTGGATATATTTAGTTCAATATACTTCTGGTTCAGAAGCAATAGAATGTATAACAGCTAATGTTATAATATTCTATTCTCCAAATTATTCATATCGAACAATGACACAAGCGGCAGGTCGTATTGATCGTTTAAATACACCATTTAGCGATCTATATTATTACACTCTTCGTACCACAGCTCCAATAGATATGGCAATTTTGAAAGCACTAGCAAATAAGAAAGACTTCAATGAATCAACTTTCAAATCATCATTTTAAGGAGATAGTAATGCCACAACATATTCTGCTTTTAATAAATAAAGAAACAGAAAAAATAATTTCGGCAACATTTGCATATACTCCGGCCGAAGTAACAATGATCACTAGAGAAAAAGAAGACAATAAGCATTATATAAAAACTTTCGAATGTGATTATGCTATGCGAAGAAATACAGTTACAATGTCTAATTTAAAACCAAAATACATACTTCTTCTAAAAGATTGGAGAGTAGTTAAGGAACACCCAACTAATTTTTCTTCTGCTACTTTTGCTTGTACTTTAGAAGAAGTTGCAGATATGTCGATAGAGTATAATTCTTCTGTTTATGGTATAACCACATTAGCATGTGACTATACTATGCGAGGCGAATAATCTTTATTAAACATACTGAATTTCTCTTGAAAGGAGAGATATGCGCACCGATGAACAGATAAGTAATTTAAGAAGAGCTTTCTATTTTGTATATGGTCCAATAGCATTTATTGCTAGTCGAGAACAAATAAATTTTTTGGCTGATAATCTGCAAAGAGACATTAATGCTAAAAAATATTATTGGATAATCAAAACAAAAACAGAAGATACTTTAGCTGTTGATTGGAGCATGATCGAAGAAGAAGGAACTAGACCTTATTGCTCAAATAAAAAACTTGAAGAAAGTTGTAAAAAACTTTTGGAAAAATATCCATTAATAATATGCATAGGCGTAAAGACCATTGACGATTCTGATGATCAACCGTTATGCGTTTATGCTCGGTAACTATATCGCGCAAATAACATATGGTATAATAGAAGAAGAGTGACTTAAAAACTCACTCTTTTCTTTTTAGGAGATTTCTATGCCTCTTGAAAGTGAATTTCAATCCAAAATAATTAAAGAAATAAAAAGACAATATCCTGGCGTTGTTGTTTTAAAAAATGATCCTAATTATTTGCTAGGTGTTCCTGACTGGTTATTTCTTTTTGAAAATAAATGGGCAATGCTCGAAACAAAGAGGTATAGTAATTCTGTTCACCAAAATAATCAAGATTATTATATCGAGTTATTTTCAAGAATGTCATTTGCCAGTTTTGTTAATCCTTCAAATAAGGAGCAGGTACTAGATGAACTTCAAATCACATTTCGACCTAATAGGCCAACACGCTTTCCTAGGCGCTAGTAAGTATCATTGGATTAATTATGATGAAGAAAAAGTTTGTGATTCATATCTAAAATTTTTAGCAACTCAAAAAGGAACACGACTGCACGAGTTTGCCTCTGAATGTATTTGTTTAGGAATAAAATTACCAAAAGGAAAAAAAGCTTTAAATAATTATGTTAATGATGCTATTGGTTTTAGAATGATAGCAGAACAACCATTATTTTATTCTGATAATTCTTTTGGAACGGCAGACTCTATTTCTTTTAGAGAAAATTTCTTAAGAATTCATGATTTAAAAACTGGAGTTTCTCCGACATCTATGCATCAACTTGAGGTTTATACTGCTTTATTTTGTTTAGAGTATAATTATAAACCTACAGAAATAGGAATTGAACTTAGGATTTATCAATTGGATGAAATTCTAGTTCATATTCCAGATCCAGAAGAAATTTTAAGAATTATGAATAAGATCATAGTGTTTGATAAAGCAATAGAAAAAATAAAATCGGAGGAATGACATGCCGTTCATTAAACATTCTGGTGTTAAACGTAAATCTGGTCGTTATCCTTGGGGTTCTGGGAAAGATCCTGAACAAAGATCTAAAAGTTTCTTAGGCACAGTTCGAGAAATGGAAGATAGAGGCGTAAGCGAAGTTGATATTGCAAAAGGACTTGGAATATCCGTTTCAAAGCTGAGGATAACAAAGTCAATTGAAAAAGATGCTCAGAGAAGTGCAGATGCTGCTGAAGCTCTTCGTCTTAAAAATAAAGGTTATTCAAATATTGCTATTGGTGAAAAAATGGGTAAAAATGAATCTTCAATTCGTGCCCTTCTAGACCCAGCAATAAAAGATCGCGCCAATGTTACAAGAGAAACCGCTAATGTTTTGAAAAAAGTTGTTGATGAAAAAAACTATATTGATGTTGGTGCTGGAATTGAAAGACACTTAGGTATTAGTAGAACAAAAATGGACACAGCTGTTGGCCTTCTTGAAGAAGAAGGTTATAAAGTTCATTATGTTACTGTTAGGCAATTAGGTACAGGTAAGAACACATCGATAAAAGTTTTAACAAAAGAGGACACTACTTATTCTGAAGTGTATAAAAATAAGGATAAGATCAAGATGCCAATTGATTATTACACTGAAGATGGTGGAAGAAATTGGGTTGGTTTATCTACAACTCCTAATAGCGTTAGTAGTAAAAGAATTAAAATCATGTATGCTGAAGATGGTGGAAGTTCAAAAGACGGTGTAATCGAACTTCGTAAAGGTGTGGATGATATTTCTTTAGGTAATTCCAAATATGCCCAAGTTCGTATTGGTGTAGATGGAACACATTACATGAAAGGTATGGCTGTTTATAGCAATAACATTCCTGATGGATATGATATGGTTTATAATACAAAAAAACCTTCAAGCACCGCTAAAGAAAAAGTATTTAAAGAAATGAAAGATGATCCTGTTACTCCTGATAATCCTTTTGGTTCAATAGTTAGACAAAGAAAATATTTAGATGCTAATGGTAAAGAACAATTATCAGCATTAAATATTGTCAATGAAGAAGGAGATTGGACTGATTGGTCTCGTAGTATATCTTCGCAAGTACTTTCAAAACAAAGGCCAGCATTAGTAAAAAAACAACTCGATTTGGCTTTAAATTTAAAAAAAGATGAGTTCGATGAATTGTCAACATTAACAAATCCTGCTGTAAAAACAAAACTATTGACAACTTTTGCTGATGAATGTGATTCGGCAGCTGTTCATTTAAAGGCAGCAGCATTACCAAGACAAGCAAATAATGTAATATTACCTTTTAATTCTGTAAAACCGAATGAAATTTATGCCCCTGGCTTTAAAAATGGCGAAGCAGTAGTTCTTATTCGTCACCCTCATGGTGGTATATTTGAAATTCCAGAATTAATCGTTAATAACAGAAATAAAGAAGCAGATTCAATTCTTCATAATGCTAAAGATGCAGTAGGAATACATTCAAGCGTTGCTAGTAAATTATCAGGTGCCGATTTTGATGGTGATACAGTTCTCGTTATACCTAATAATAGTGGTCATATAAGAACTGCCCCTTCTTTGAAAGCACTAAAAGATTTTGATTCAATCAGAGCATATCCTGGTTATGAAGGAATGCCCAAATTAACTGACAAAAGAAAACAGCGTTTAATGGGCGATGTATCTAATCTTATTACTGATATGACCATAAAAGGTGCTAATACTGATGAAATCGCAAGAGCAGTAAAGCATTCTATGGTGGTTATTGATGCGGAAAAACATAATAAATTTCCAGTGTTATTTACGCTCACTTCATAAGAATAATATTGAGGAAGAGATGGCGTTATGTCTATGGCATGTCCACCAGCAAAAGGAATACGCATAAAATGACCATGCTCACCACCAGCAATATCATTAAGATAAAAAACATATTCTCCATTCGATGAAATAGAACCAAAAAGTGTTCCCTGTGATTTTTTTGTAAGTTGGCGAGAAAATTTTGTAATAAAATCATAGGAATGAAGCTGAAATTTTCCTGATAAATTTGAAACTAAAATAGCTCGATGTGGCGCATTGAATGCAGGATTCATCCAGAGAATAGTGTAATCGTAAAATCTTTGTTCCCATTGTTCTTTTATGTTTGACATATATATTATAATATCATATTATTTGGAAAGTAGTCAAACCGCTCTTTGTAATACAGAAAAGGAGAGAATGAAATGAAATCTGTCTTTGTGGTCACGCATCGTAGGGGTTTTGAAGCCGATCCAGTAATTGATGTACTCCGCCGTGATGGCGTACCAGTATTTCGGTTTAATTGCGATTCTGGGAACGAAGCGTCCCTAGTTTCTTTCGCGATTAGCAATAAGTATATCAAAACATCGTTTGTATGCGATGAACGTGAAATAAATTCGGATGAAATAGGGGTCGGTTGGTGTCAGCAACTTCCTCCATATCTTAACCAGGCTGCATCTGCCAACGAGAATCTCCAACGCAGAAATCTTTGGACCGCACAGCTCGCATCTCTTGATTCACTTGAGGTGCCGTGGCTTAACAATCCGCGAAATGTGCTGTACGCGTCAAATAAACTCCTTCAACTTGTGTATGCGCGATCTGTTGGGCTCAATATGCCAAACACTTTGATTTCCAACGTCTCGCAACACATCCGCTCTTTTGTGGAAAATCAACCCACGATTGCAAAAAATTTGGCAACTCCTTGGGTTGTCTCTCCGAAAGAAACTCAAGCGGCCTACAGCAGGATTGTTGAGCCAAATTGGTTGCAGAACGATAGAGAACTTGAATTCTGCCCGGTCATTTACCAGGAATACAAGGTCCGCAGAAAAGATTATCGCATCGTGGTTGTCGGAGACAAAATCTTTGCGGCATATTGCAAACCGAATGAGGGTCAGCGTGAAGATATTCGCCGAAATGCCACAACTGGAGAATCATTTCTACCGTGTGAGTTTGATGCACAAACAATGAACCTGCTTAAAACTCTTATGAAGCGACTCTCTATCCATTATTGTTCCGCAGACTTTATGGAAGACGATGAAGGCAACCTCTATTTTCTTGAAGTAAACACCTGTGGAGCATGGTGGTGGGTCGACCATCTATACGATGGTGCAATCTGCAATGCAATTGCTGACTATCTGAAAAGGAGTCTGCAATTGTGAAATATCTCAAATTAATCAGGGCAACAATCACCGAAAGTGAGGTTGCCCCTTTTTTATTGTTCTATTACCATTATATTTAAAATTAAATATTTTGTTTATTCTTTTGTATAAATCAAATTTATACTTATTACAGTTTGACTTTCTAAATCAGTTTTACCTATGCTAATAAGCATCTCTTCCCCATTTACTCCCCCAGCCACAAAAGTAACTAGATTATCTCCAATTATTGGGGAATTAATACTCCATTCTTCATTTTTGAAAAAATAATCAGAATATACACTTACATTTTCTCCAAATGATTTCTTGCTTATATATTGTCTAGTAGATTGAAATTTATTAGTCCCCTCTTCTTGAGTTTCAAAATTTTGTAAAATTTGAACATCTTCTTCTATAGGCAAATCAGTGGGTATTCCAGTAGGCATTTTAGTCATATCAATAGTGGTCACAGTAGGTGGGTCTATTACAATACCTCTTTCTACTTGACGAAACTTAGCCCAATACACCGCTCCCGCTATTACGACAATAACTACCACAAGCAAAACAACCAAGTTTTTAATAGTTATAAAACTTTTTTTTGTTCCAAATTCATTATCCATATCCATAATTAATACTATTATACCTCCTACTAAATGATAATAGAGTTAATTTGTGTGGATAAATAATAAATTTGTTTTTTTTATTATAATCCTTCTTCTTTCAATTTTTGGATAGCTTCGTATGCTGATTTGGAAAGTTTTTTTGGTAAAGTTACGCGGATGTTGACTAAAATGTCTCCGCGACCTCTATTTTGGGTTGGCACTCCTTTATTTTTTATTTGCAAGATATCGCCGGTGTTTACTCCTTCTGGTATTTTAAGTGAAGAAAGTCCATCTAGAGTTTGGATATCTATTTTAGCACCAAGAAGAGCGTCAGATAATTTGACGTCTAAATTCATCACTAGATCATTGCCTTCTTTATGAAATACTCTATGAGTCTTTACGTGAATTTTTATATAAAGATCTCCAGGGGCTCCTCCTTTGACC